TTCCGATCATGTTCGTCTTTAAAATGTTTTTAACGTTTGTTTAGCGTCATGTATCAGGTCAGTCTCAGTTGACAGGTGAATATTCAGTTCATCCATGCCCGATTTGAGGGGATCTTGTAGTCCCTTCAGTCACCCTTTGGTTAGATCATTCGATTAACTCCCTATAATTAGGGAATCGAAATTCACTTACTACTCGGATTTCTGGAGTTTCCACAATCTCTTCCCCAACTCATTCCAAGCGCTCTCTAAGCATCGAGGAGAGGGCTTCCACTGCAGGATAAGTATGTAATACTAATCCATACACTAGAACCACCAATCACGCGCCTAGGATCATCGCCAAGAATACGTCAAAGACGTTAAACCTTGAACCTGCATCACCATCCGTAGGTCCTAGAGATCAATCCGGTATACCAGGGTCATGGGGCTTAGCCCCGCCCAGCGGCTCTTCCAGAGATCATCATAGGATACATCAAGTTAGGCAGAAGGAGAATAAAAATCTCTTAATCTGGAACCAAACCAGAGGAAGATAACTCAATAAGGGTCAATTGATAAGCGCCATAGTTCATATGCGCAACCAATTGTGCTTAAAGAATTCTTCTTCCGGTAGTTCTAGACCAGGAAATTTTAGAACCTTTACTGTGACGCCCGTTAGGTAGTAAGGCTTTTCGATCATCGCAGCCCCTTTGACTACTATTCCATTATACTTGACCCATCTCTTATATTGAGAGATAAAACGAGAAAATGGCTTATCTTCTTGACGGGTTTGAGAATACCATGTCAAGAGAGAGTACTTATCTGCTTCATCACCCGCCTCCTCTAAACTAACGATCATATCCGTTAACATGTCTCTTAGGAATTCGTCTGAGCAATTACGGTTCTTTAAACCAAGCTCAAACCTTCCCAAGATCCATGTTCAGCGATCGAGAATCTCACGAAACTCGGCCCGCTTAGGCATAAGATCTAATAGGATAAAAGAGGACAAGAATCTCGGAAACTTCATCAATTTATGGAGATCCATAGATCAAATCCATGGAGATCCTTCTTTTGGGATACGACTTTTCTCTAATCGGTGTAAAAGGGCCTTATGGTCCTTATACAATTCTTCCGCAATACTTCAAATAGTACTGCGGGATAGATCATAGTTAGTCGTTAAGGATTTCATAGAAATCCAATCCAAAAAGAAGCGATGAGATGAATAAACAACCAGATAAAGGCGTAAACGTGACGACATATTTCAGAGATTACCTCCTACTTTACTTCGAGCACGATACCCTATGCCTCTAATAGATAGGTAGTGATTAAGAGTAACATCGTGTTTATCGATGAACTCTTTCATCACTTGAGTAGATAGAGTAGCTACGATTACATCCCTAACGGGAAGCATAAAGCAGCGAACTCCATCCACTCAAAATTTCTTTGCAAATTCTAAAACTAACCTCTTACGGCTAGAAATAGATTTAGAAAGATTTATACCTACCTTTAGTTCTTGAGTCATTACAATGTAATAAGTAGCGGCAACCTTGCTGTTAAATATTACAATGTCATCCCCAAGAATGGCATAATCTGTAAACCATTTATTACGCCATCCCAGGACCCCAGCTCTATAAGCTGAATACTGCACCAAAAAATGATGAGTAAGAGCCAATAGAACTCAGGAAGATAAAGCACCCATAGGTTGACCCACAGCATAAGCCACACTGTTAAAATCAAAATCATCGATTATTGATTTAGGTAGTAAATACCTACGTTCAGTGAGGACTTTTGCTCAGTTTACAGCTGCTAACTCCCCCATTAAGGGGATTAAGAGTTTCACCTGTAATCATATAGGCAACCTATCGGTAGCTGATGACAAGTCATAAGAAAACGCCTTAGGGCGCTTCAAATTCTTTGCCATCACAGCTTTAATCTTTGCTTCAACCCTTCCTATTTGATCGAAAGTACAATCTTCTGGAATGCCACGAAGAATGTCTTGAATCAATTTATGAAGAGGATGAAACAGTCACTGAGTTCAGGAGTCGACCATCGCAAAAACGCGGATTTTTCCAGCCGGTTCGGGCTTAAGACCGAGTTTACCAAGGTAAACCGGTTTATCTCCCTTTAACGCCTCACTGAGTCAGATATCTACAAATCTTTTAGATAATGTAGAATCCGGGTATTTGAAAATACCCTTAGAAGTATCAAATACTTCATCTGATCCAGGGGTATTAAGGAGAGATCCCATTTCTTGACTATTTAACAGAGTTTGAGACTCCGTGTCTCATCACCGTCTCCTTTCGGAGAAGGTAACTTGACGTAGTCAAGACATGGGAAGCCTCTCACAGGCTTCTCGGAAAGCCGCCCCAAGCGTGGCGAAGAATTTCGTATGTAGGAACGTTCCAGTCGCGTAATAGGACATGTAAATACCTATCCTTTGATGACTTGTCATCAAGGCGTAGGCACTTCGCATGACACTATGCCACGACGTGGAGATATCATCTTTACTTCACCCATCTAAAGGTCCCGAAGTTCCGATAGGAAACGGGTTGAACTTTTGAAGAATTCAAAGTTCTCTTCATTTGGGTAAATTAAGTAACTTTCAGAACCAATTAATTGATTCTGATTCGTCACGTAAAGATTTAGTTCCAGTACTAGATTCTATGATGGTACCCAAGTTAACCGATCCCGGAAAGTCTATCACTCTATACAGAGCAACTAGACTCGTCCAGAATCTAATGGTCCTTGGGTGCCCCTCCATCAACAGGCGTCTTTGTCACTGGGGTATCCATTGTGGTAACCCAGTGCGAGCTCGTTTAACTCGCATTTTCAAAGAGGTCATATCTTTAATCCTATCTCCAGCGATGGATTGCTGGATAAGGATATGAGATACTTTAAGTCAGAGTACCAAGCCTTTACGGCCTTGGCTCTGATATATAGAGTATATTTTCTTGGAAAACAGTACCAATAAGGCACACGTTGACCGGGAAAGCCTCCCGTTCAATAATCCGATTGATCTTTTCAATCATCCGATTAGAGAACGGCCTTCATTACTGAAGATCATACCATTGAAATCCTTTAAACGTGCTTCAATCAAGTTAGAGAAAGACTTGGAGTTGTTATCATCCAAAGTATTTCACTTTCTAGACTGAGGCGACTTTAAATCAGAATATGAATGGAATTGACGAGTCCCAAATGGGACAAGATCCAATTTCCTGCAGAAGAACTTTATAAAAGTTATTTTGTTTTTCATAGTCATGGTTTAAGGTTTGTTTTTTGGATATCAACCTCTCTATCCGCTTGCGCGGGGAGCAGGCACTCTAGCAAAAGGAGCTTCCCAGCTCTAAGGCTAGATAAAGTATGTACTCATTTTGAGGGTGAGTCCACTTTACCACCTTACATCCTCTCCTTGCAATAGCCAATCATCCTTTTTCTACGGTAAAAAGTCGTATACTAAAGGGTACTATTGGTTTAGTGAGGAGTGCTATTTTCCGGTCCCCCTGTTCGTCTTCTCCTGATTTGACAGGAAAATCAGAACACCCGAAAGGGTTGTATCTGGATCCGACCTTACGGTC